TTTTATCTGGGTCTAAATCTACTTCTCTTGCACCTGCCATTATGATTTCCTATCTTTTATCTTTTATAGCTTTCATCAAACCACTATAATCTCTTGTTAAAGCATTTGTAATATGTTCTGGAACATCATCTACTTTAACATTAGCATCTTTTAATGTTTTTACAGCATTAAACTCTCGTTGATTTTGTTTCGAGTCATTTGTAGCTCTTGTACCATACCCTAAAAGTTCTGCCATTCTATTTGTATCATAAGGTCCACCACCAACTGATGGATATTCCTCAAATTGTTCTGGTGTCTTTTTTACCTCATTAAATCCTTTAGTTTCATTTAATATTTTATTTAAAGTCTCATTCTCTGTATAATGTGTGTAACTATCTTCAGAGTTAGATTCTTCTATAAGCTCGGGTTTAATTTGAGGTGTATTAGAATTCTCTTTAATAAATATTTTATTTATTTCTTTTTTAACCTCCCTACGAACTATTTCTTGAATTACTCTTTTTAACCGTTTAGTGTTCATATTTCACCTCATTCCTTTAATATTTTATTGAAGACTCTTCAGTTCACTCATAAGGGCACGTTTCGTATCCTGAAGAGCTACCATAGTCTCATCACTATTTCCAGGTCTTTCCATTAAATACTCCGTTGTTTTTATCGCCGTTTTTATGGATTTCGCCTTTTCTATTTTTTGAGCTTCTTTTTCATTTTCTACTATCATTGACATAATTTTAATATTACCTATTGCACTTTTTAACTCAGCTAAAAGTTCTGCTACAATGGCTGGTGGACCAGTAGCTGGATTAGCTTTTTGTGCTGCATCCTGTGCTTCAAATGCGACTTGTAGTTTTTCACCAGTTTCAGCGACAGTTTCTACCGTCTCTTCAGTTTTTCTTGCTTTCTCGATTTGTTTTAAAGCTATCTTAATTTTTTGTATGGCTTTATCAGCTGATATACTTCCATCTGTTACACCACTATACACCGTGTTCATAACACCTCCAATTCTACCAGATAGAGTACCTACTCTGTCCAAAGCAGCTACAACAATTGGTGTTAAATCTATAGCCATATTATTTATCTCCTTATATTGTAAAAACTTGGGTACTTTTTACTTTATTTATACCATTTTTAATTTCTCTAGCTTTCTCAGCTAACGTAGCACCTGGCCGTTGTATCATAGCTAATCCTTGTACATTACCTGCATTATTATAATGTGCTCCATGAAGACTTTTTCCTAACATATTAAGAGCATCCAGTATATCTTCCAATACTTCTACTGTCATATTACCTTTCAATACAGGTTCAGAAGCGAACCTATCACCTAAATTTATAATTGGTGACTCAAAATTAATTCTTTGTGTAGCTGATAAATTTATATTTCTACTACTAAACGCGTGTATATCATTATTATTCTTACTATTAAATATTATTTTATCTGAATTTAGAATTATTTGTCTACCCGAAAACTCATGTGGAGCTGTCTGAGATTCGGCTGCTGGTGTTAAATCAACAGTTTCATTTGTAGTCAAATAAAGTGAAGAACCATCAGCATTTATATCTTCCTCAACTGGTTTAGCGTAAACACTATTTATATCTTCTACTGTTTCACCTTCACCCAATTTAGAAGCATCTAATAATTGACCAGCTCTAAATAAAATATTTGGTGATATTTCATAATCATCACCACTTGATTGATTGCTTCCCAATCTTATTGAATTACCAAACCTACCATTATAAATTATATCACCCTCTTCAGCTCTCAATCTCCTAATATTATTATTAGTTTTAAAATAATCTCCAGGATCAAATAACCCTTCAGTAGCTCTATTGGGTATTCCAGTCTCGGATACTTCTTCAGCATCTGATACTGATATATCTCTTTGAAGATAAAGACTACTTAGACCTTCAAACGAATTAGAATTAACAGAGTTTAATAAATTTAATTTTTGTGTATAAAAACACTTTCCTAAATAATGTACACATATTACATACTCACCCTTTAATGGAAAATCTTGTACATTTGGGTCAAGTGGAAAACTCCAATCCAACTCACCATCTTCTATATCAGTTTCACTTACAAGATACCGAGCCTTAATAGCTCCTACATAACGATAATCTGGTGTTACCTTATCAGCTAACAATAAATTATTTTCTGTTAAATCATCATCAGTTAAAGCAATATCTATTACTTCAGCTGCCTCTAATTCATAAAATTCTTCTGCTTGTATAAAATTTCGTACAAAAGTATTAACTTGAGATAAAGTAGGTAATCCATCTTGAATAGTGGGTGGATCAACAGTTCCCTTAGATATTTTATAAGACATATTAGTTTAATTTAGTGATAGTTTTTATATCTGTTGTTACGTCGTCAGTTTTATTTTGTAAATTTTCTACAACCTCATCTATATTTTTCATAATTTGATTCTTTTCTTCTTCTGTCAATCCAAACTCACTTTCAGAACCAACCTTGCCCTCAGTAGCCAGTATCCTCTGTACTACACCAGCTAATTTTACTAACAACTCGTCATTCTTTACATTTATTTCTAGATACTCCTTTATCATAGGTATTAATTCTATGGCTGTATCTCCATCTTTAATAAATCCGACTACTTCTTTAACGAGAACTTCTAATTGTTTTTTATTACGTGAAGAATTGTTATAAATGTCTTCAAACAATCCAGAAAGTGTCTTACCTTTGAATAATTCGTATTCTGTTGTCATTTTTTTGATTTCCTTTGGGTAGAATAACTCATTTATAAATATCATATTATCATAAAATGACTTTTACATATATAAATATATACTAAACTTGTTTTGACTATATATACAATAGTTATTACTAACAAGGGAGTAATTCCCTTATTTCTTAAATAAACGGGAGATTAACCATGAAGGAAGTCGTAGCACTGGTCAAAGATTGGATAGATGATATTATTCATCTAATGATATCTTTTGTAGCAATAGGAGCCGTTGGTGAAGTATTGTTCGGAAGTGGAGTCTTTGGCGTAAATGTTATTGGTAACCTGACAGCAATTATCGAAAAGTTTGGCGAATCAGGATTCGCTGGTCTCGTCGCTCTATTGGTGTTGGTGGGTTTATTCCGCAAATAACTGTATTGGGAATAAAATGAAAAAGGGGAGTTGACTCCCCTTTTTTTATGCTAAAAAATAGAACCAGTATTACTGGTATCTATATCTCCTTCAGAAAGATATTCACCATATAATCGTTCATGATATTTCTTCATCACATTTACGACACGAGTTATATGTTGTGTATTGGAATCGGTCATTTCACGTATTAAAATATACAAAGCTTTCTTATTAAAATTTTCTATATTTTCTCTACGTCTAAATAATTCCAACACAGCATTAGCTACATTTATATCTTTCTTTCGTCTGAAAATATTTGTTAAATTATTTTCCCAATATTCTAACATTTGATTTACAAAATACTTATTTAAATCATCAGTTTCACGTAAACTTTCTTCTTTACCAAAATTTCTACCAAAGTCCAGTTTATTAAGGTTATCATGAATTTTCATTTTTTTATAGTTGTTATTATTATGTAATATTAAATAATTCTTTGCAACAATACTAAAGTAAGAAAACGCTTTACCTTTTTCCTTAGCATACTTGTGCATATTCATTACAAGAAAAGATACTACTTCATGTTTTACATCTTCACTTGGAACATCAAAATAATAAAACTTAAATGTATGAATTATATTTTCAACTAACTTTTCAAAAGCATATTGTATATGATCTTCATATATTCTATTTCTAATATCTGATGTATTACAATTATTATACCTACATATTGCATTTTCAGTTGTTGTTGTAAAATAATAATTTTTTCGTTTAGGTGCCATCTTCTAATTCCTTTCCTCTAAATTCATTTAATTCATTAATAGTAGCTTTTATTTCTTCAAACACGGTACCTACCTCATCATCAGCTTCAAAAGCTCCCATATAATCTATTCTATCTAAATCCTCATGTACGGTGTGGACTCTTTCTGTAAATTTTTCAACCCACGTTTCCAACATTTCTGTTTTTTTAACTAAGTTCCAAATTATATAACCACCCATTCCGATAGTTGTTGTTGAAACTCCAAGTAATATTTCTAATACCATAACTTATCTCCAAAAATTATGTTCTATTGTTTTTTTATAATTAGCATTTTTCATATTGTGCTCTATAACATCTAAATTAAATTCGGGTTTTTTATTCGTCAATTCATACTTACCTTTTCCTATCATTTCTTTCCATTTCAAATCTACATCTTTAGGATATTTTCTAATCCATTCTACTGTTGATTTTTTTAATAACTTTTTTGCTTTTTTACTTAATGGTAAAATATATCTAAATTGTTTACCTTTAATTCTTTTAATACCTTTTAGTTCCATGAAATCATAAGTCAACCAAAAAACTTTTTCTTTATTTAACATACGAGCATTTTCTTCACATAACTTTCTTGATGTTCGTGGATGTATTTTCTCTCCGCTCTCACTCATATAAATGTCAGTCCAAATATAACCACCATATAAAAAATTAAAACTCTGATAAACATAACCAGGTTTACCCACAATACCGTCAGCCCAAGTATAGAGAAATAATTTATCTTTTGTATTTTCTTTCATCCATCTTACAACCTTTGATAACATTTGAGATTCTGAATTACGTGGCATCTCTTCTAACATACACATCTTACCAATTTCATAATAATCTTTTGTTTCCAAACCAGGAAATAATTTATTTATTGTTTGTCTTGGTTGTGTACCCCAACCTAAAGTAATAACTCCTACTAATTTATCAGTTAAAAAACAACCGAGATAATGTTTAGTTAATCGTGGCATTACCTTTGAATAGTGAGTTTTTTGTATCAAATCTATAGCCAAAAATTTATCTATTTCTTTGATTTCAAAATCAAACTTCATTTATCTCCAAATAATTCATCAAATAAATCTTTATGTTTTGTTTGTAATACTTGGTCTACCGTAGTTTCTGTTTTACCTAAACCAACAGCTTCTTGTATAGTTTCTACAACCTCTTCTTCTTCTTTCTTTACTTCTGGATCTAATATTTTTGGATAATTTATATTCGGTGATTCTCCAAACATATACTGTTCTTTCTCCAATCGTGTAGCCATCATATCAGCTTGATGTATAATTAATGGTAAATTACTTTTTAACTGACGAGATTCTACATAATTTTTAAGGTAACCTGTGTTGGCCTCTTCATAAAGTCCATCAGCTAACCTCAAAGATAAATATTCTACTTCTGTCATTTTAACTTCAAACTGATTTAAAATCCATATCGCTCTATCAGTTGGTGTCATATAATGTAACTCTTTATTTTCTACATACATTTTACCCTGATTTATTCTATGCCATTCTGAGTCATTAGGAATATAATAGTCTTTCTCCAAATTACCACCTTTACCTAAATCATGAAACATAGCTGCGAACACTATTGTTTCTTTTGAATAGTCCTTATTAAAAGCTCCCTGTTCTCCCCATAGTTCAGTTAACTTTAAAGCACATTCAATCACATTCAATATATGAACAACATAACCACCAGGCCATGCACAATGGAAATAATCAGTACCACTTGCTGGAGCGAACATCATTCTATCCTTGTAATGTTCATACATTACAATAATTTTATTTTTTCTATCTCCATCAAAATTTTCTATAACTACATCAATTAATTTATTCCAATTTTCATTTAATTCATCGGGTGTCAATTTCATAACCTTTATTCTCCTTTTTTAATCTAACCAAGGCATTTTATATATGTGGGCATCAGCAAATTTGTATGGTTTAACATGAGTTGATTCAAGAATATCTACCATGTTAACCCACTTAGAATTCATAGTATCTCTTACTTGATATATACCATCTTTATATCCTGTCCCTTTAATTAAAATAAAATCTCCATAATCAAAAGGACCACCCCAACGTTTTAATAAATTGCGTGATAAAGCGACAAACTTATATTCGGATGCACTACTGATTTTAATACGAGTTCCATCTGCTGTTATGTTTGGTGTTCTATCTGTTTGTGGCCACACTGGTTGGTACATAGTAACATCTACTACTATACCATATTTAAGAAACTCATTTAATTCATTTTCTAATTCAAGTTTCTCTTTATTTAAATTATTTATTTCTTCAGAATAAAATGTTGTATTACTGTTTAATATATTACCAGAAAAAAATCCATTTACCAAAGTCATCATTATGACAAAAGCCATTGATATTTTCATGTTATTCATTTATTATATCTCCATTTATTATTATAAATATCAAATTCATTCAGTAGAATCCACAGTTTCCCAAGGAAACAATATCCACTCGTTCTTCTTTTCATGTATCCAATAGTCAGGTATGACAGTTGATTGTTTATGATAATATAATGTCATTATAATATTATCTTTTATTTTTCTACTTTCTTCCAATGTTTTTCCTGTATCAGCTATATCATCAACAACAATTAGTGGTTTATAATCAGATAAATATCGTCCTTTCGAAATCATTGGTAATCCTGTTCTATGAGATAACATAACAGCAAGTATTAATCCACCTCTTGGAGGACCCCATATACCTTTAAAGTCCACAGCTCTACTCATTATTCTTATGTATTCATACATAGAATTTACATCATTCTCTAACTCTTTCCAAGTAGTTTTTTTATACATCAGTAAATCCTGTGAACGATTTGTATTTTGGTTTCTTTAAAATCATTAATACTTCATCAGCATACTCTGGATATATTACTGGAAAGAACGACATTAAAAATGGTGTAGGAATATACTCTTTGAATTTTTTATATAATTCATTACCTTCCATAAGGTTATCAAACTTCTTTTTCTTAGCATACAACCCAAAAGTTTTTTCTATTTCAAAACCCACATTTTTACATTCAGTACTTAACTCATCTAAATTCCATTCATACAAATGAGCAGCGTATTGTGTATCATACGGGTCTTTCTTTTCCACTGTATTTGGACAAGACAAAAACATCTTATGTTCTGGTTTTAATAATTTGTAACATTCAAGTAATGATTTTATACCATCTTCTTTCTGCATATGTTCTATAGAAGAAGTGTAAACAATAAAATCAATTTTGCTATCAATACGTTCTGACATTTCTGATACATTAGATATAACGTGAGTAACCTTAAATGGATAATAATCCAAACCATCTATACTTTTTCTACCAGACCTTCTTGTTTGTTCCTTAATATTTCTTTCAGAAATATCTACTCCAATATATTCTTCTATTTCTCTTTTGTAATATCTTATCAATGGTAATAACAAACCACGACCACAACACACATCCAGTACAACATCACCTCTGTTCATCATTTCAACAGCCTTGTAATGTTGTATCAAGTTCATTATATCAAGTCCCGAAAAGAATCCATCTCCAAGTTGATTGTAAAAATTTCTCATTTGATAAGTTGTACAGATAACCTCTTTCGGGTCTATATCCTCTGTTATCTTTTCTACTATTTTAGACGGTTTCTCAAGCATCGAAAAATGGATTACCTTCTATTTCTATACTTCTTTCTCTCATCGTATTACTAAGTTTTATATAAAGTGGTTTGTATTTTTCAAATACCCTATGAGGTGAATCACTTTTTACCATTTCATCAATTGATTTTAAAACTCTAAACATGTCCTTGGATATTAATTGTGATAACACGTAGTCGTGTCCCTTAACAGCTGAATCTAATTTGTTCATTGTATCTACAAAAAAATAAAAATTATGTAGTCTCATAGTAAGAGTACAATCAACATTCCATTTTATTACATCATCTACATTAATTGTACCATCTAACTCATTATCAAATTCAATCACATAAGGTAATTCAAATCCATCCACTTCTCTTAATATTTCAGCTGCTTCGTGTTTAGGAAAATTTATACTTTGAAAAGTTCCCTTTTTAAGATTAAAACTTGTATAATAATTACCAAACACTATAGCTCTATCTGGAGTTGAACTATCAGTAGTTACTTTCATTTTAGAATCTATATCCGTAAGAGACTTCTGTAATTGAGATAACATTAAAAACTCAGGAATTCTACTTGTAGCAAAGAAGTGAATATACTTTCTATTAGGGTTTAAATGTTCTTTACCATCCAACAAAGTCATCATACCCGAAATAAATTTATAAATATTACCACCAATATTACCAATAGCCCAACCATCAAATGGAAATTGTTTTACTTCATCATACCAATGTTTGAAACTATGTTCATCTGCTCCCTGTAGAACATTTAAGAAATCAGTAGTACCTGTTCTATTGTCAGCAAAATATTTAAAATTATCTTTACTTATCTCCAAACATTCTTTTACTTTACCCTTGTATTTTATTTTTGGAGGTATGTCTAAGTTCATAGCTAAATCAGAATTCTCTTCCAACCAAGTAAATATATTATGTCTAAACTCTTTACTCCACTTAATAGCTCCTGATGCTATTTGAAACCCACCCGAATCTCCTATTACTAATACGTCATCTGGAAATCCCATTTCTTTTCTAAAATCTTTTTTCTTATAATAGTGTCCAGCTGTGATTAAAAAATATGGGTGTCTATATTTTTCAGGAAACGTATTACTATAAAACCTTGATTCTAAACCATTCTTTAGAATTATATTTTTACGAAGTCCGTCACCGAAACCACCAACTGAAAATGAAGGGAAATAAATAAACACTATTTCAAATCTCTAATGAAATCATAAAACTCATCTCGAGCAGCTTCCCAATCAAAAAAGTTTCCACTCAGTTTGGCTGTCTTCATAACACCTTCATGTTTTACTCCACGAACACAAGTACACATATGAGTAGCTTCTACCATTACAGCTACACCAAGATTTTCCACACATACTTCATTTATATGATTATGAATCTGCATTGTCAAATTTTCCTGTACTTGAGGTCGTCTCGCATAAAACTCCACAATACGATTCAACTTACTAAGTCCAATAACCTTACCTTCTGGTGTAGGAAGATAGGCTGTATGGGCATACCCAACAAAAGGTAAATGATGATGAGAACATAATGAATGTACTTTAATATTTCCTTGAAATACTATACCATCATAATCATCTACATTATCAAAGGCTGTAATCTTTGGTGGTTTACTATATACACCCTGAGCTAAATCATTTACAAAAGCTTTAGACACTCTCTCTGGAGTATCAGAAGAATTTGGATCATTTCTCCAATCAAATCCAAGGGCTGTCATATAACGACCATAATGTCTAGCTGCCTCTGCAATCATTTTTTCTTTTTCCCAAGTTTTTAATACTTTATTACCATTGGAATGTTTTAATTTACTCATCAAACTCCTCTCTTATCTCCATAAACTATAATCTGTAATCTATCTGAAAAATTATAACCTTCTTTTGTACATATATCAAATAACCACATTCTTCTTTTCACTAATTCTTCATTAGTCATACCTTCAGGCATTAAATAAACTTTATCATTTGGTACATTTAATATATCCTGTAACTCTTTTACTTCTTCTAAATCTTTCTCGGAAGATATAACTGGTTTTAATTGGTAATCTGGATGTAGTGTTATTAATTTTTTCATAGCGTGATAATTGGTTCTCCACTTCTCGTGTCGAATTTTATCGTTTTCTGTAACCTCTTTATTCAGATACGGCATCCAAGTTCCAGGTCTTGGTGTGGAGTTTGACAGTTTTGGTGATAGTGATATGAAATCAGCTTTTGTTTCAACGAACTCACTACCTTCAGTTTCTATTGTTATGTGTTGACCAAATTCTTTAGCCATCTTACATAAGTTAATTAATAACTTAGGATGAGCTGTTGGGCCTCCACCTGTTATCATCGTATGTTTTATATGTCTATGATTATCAAAAAATTCAAAAATATCTGGATATCTAAACTTACCTTTTTCTGGTCCCCACGAACTATATGGAGTATCACAAAAAGAATTAGAAAACTGACAACGTAATTTACAACCTGTTACTCTTATCAGAATATGTGGAATACCTACATATTTACCTTCACCCTGTAAACAAGTATAAATTTCATTTATAGGTAAAGTTTTTTTAGAGTTTTCTATCGTCGTACTCCACTATACCTTTTTCTTCAGCATATTTTTTAATCTCATCATATTTTGTTTTATAAAAATTTTCTCTTTCAATATCTGGAATAGATTCTTTATAAACATCTGTAGAACAGTTTGGTGTTTCATTTAATTTAATATGATATATTTCTAATCCATCATAATTTTCAAAGATAACTTCTTGAGCTAAAAATAATTCACGAGCTACGTTTTCAACTGTAGGATTACAATAATCATTTCCATTTAAGCTCATGAAATATAATTTTGTTTCTATATCTTTTAATGTTTTAATAAGTTTTGTATCTAATGGATTAACAACAAATCCGTGATCCATCATATCATCAATCCATTGAACACCAACTCTTTTAATTTCTTTGAAATCAATTATATAACCAATCTCATACATATCTTTAAAAGAATAAGTGAGTTTAATATGATACCGATGACCATGTACGTTAAAACATTTGAACCGTTCATTCATAACTCTATGACCAGTATCAAACCCATATTCTCGTGTAATTGTCTGCACTATAACCTCTTTTTGTGGAGCTGGGGAGAGTCGAACTCCCGTCCAAATATTCCTAATAATAAAGTCATTTACAAGTTTTAGTTGGTTTCCAAATCAGTAGTTAACCAACAAACCCACTATGTCCCGTTTTACTCAGAACGGTTTAACTGTTGTCTACTTTATACTCTGACATCGAGTGTTCGTCTAACTTCTTTCATATCCAAGTGTTAGACAACTCAGAGACTTATGCGTAAGCGTAAGTCGGTTGATAAGAATCAACATATGCTGGAATGACTTCACCGTTTCCGACTCTATCATTATCAAAGATATGCCAATCAATTACCAACCCTGCGAGTTCAATCTCGCCATTTAGGTTGTGAGTCTTTTGTAGTAAGTCATACTCAAACTCCACTTGCACTTTATTATCAACTAACATCTGTCGATTCCAATATCAGCCCCGTTTTAAACTATTATAATATACAAAAAAATTTATCATTTGTCAAGTACTTTTTTTAATTAAACTCCAAATCATCGTCATCTCTATATTCATTAAATGGGTCATCATACACAGTTCTAATAATTTCTATAGACTGTTCTACTTTAAACCAATCTTCGAACTCTATTGCTTCCTCTAATAGTGAAATTACTTCTTCTACACGTCCTATTTCCATATCAATTTCTCGCTTTGGGAATAAATATAATAAAATTAAATTTTACTATCAAGTAAATGTGGTGTAGCTTCTATTCTACCAGCCTCTGTAATTTTTACAAACTCAACTAAAGACCTATATTCTTCCAGTGTCCTTGCTCCCACATAAGACATAGAACTACATATACCATCTTTTATATCATTCAAAATACGTCTAACTTTTCCTTTATATGGAATGATTTTAGAATTTCCTTCAACATTACTTTCCTCTCCTCTTTCTGATTTTGAATCTAATGAAGCAGAACCTCTATAAGTTTTATATAATTTTTCATCAGGCCATTTACCTACTTTGGATATTTTACCAGGAGTTTCTTTAGTCCCTGAGAAAAGAGACCCCAACATAACGACATCAGCTCCACTACCCAAATACTTACAAACATCACCCACAATCCTAACCCCACCATCAGCAATGACAGGGACGTTATAAGTATCACAAGCGGAAACACAGTCCATAACCGAAGTGATTGAAGGAATCCCAACTCCCGTTCTGATTCTTGTTTCGCATAATGACCCGTTTCCGATTCCGACACGAATCCCATCGGCTCCCCATTCACATAAGTCCATTGCACCTTCTTTTGTTCCGATGCTTCCTGCGATGATATCAATTTCTTTAAACTCATTTTTTAATCTCCGTAAAGCTTCCTTTACAAGTTTGTGGTGACCATTAGCTACGTCAATAAGTAGTACATTACAACCACTATCTATTAAACTTCCTGCTCTTTCAAAGTAGTTATTTGTAACACCAATACTCGCACCAATAGGAGCTTCTTCAAACCATCTCTTAGTATCTTTCATTCCCATTAGTATTTTTTTACTAGGACCACTTGCTTGTTCTATCTGTTCATCTAAATTTTCATATATTTCCCAATTTGTCATACTACCACGAATTTCACTAACAACTTCTTGAACCATTTTAGTTTGTTCTTCGATTGAAACAAATCTATGTATAAATCCCATTCCACCATGATTCCACATTGTATAAGCCATTTCATTTTCAGTAACAGTATCCATAGGTGAAGTAACAATTGGTACACTCAAGTACCTATTCTTTGAGAGTTTTGTATTTAAACTACAATCTCCTCTATGTTCTATTTCTGAATATTTTGGGACAATGTTAACATCATCAAATGTTAAACATTCTTTCATATATAACCTCTTATTAGTGTTCAGTCTTTTAGGGTAGCCGAAACATTCTCCATCATTTTACCATCCGTATTATAAGGCCACCTATACTCACCCTCTTCTTCATCTTCCGCTTTCCATATCTTCAACATCGTTTCGTTTATAGTATCTAATTTATCCAAGACAGAATCTAATTTATCATATACATCATCTAACTTTTTATTAATCATCTTTTAAATATCCTTTTACCTATTTTACTTTCTTTAATTGTATCTAAAGTATTAGATACCTCACCGAGTTGTTTATAAAGAGAATCAACTTTATCATACATAACACCCAACTCTTTCTTTATTTCTACTTCACTCTTAGTTACACTATCCTTAGCGTAGTTCTTAACATTACCTTCCACGTCCAATAACATATGTTTTATTTCCACAATACTGGACTTAATTTCTTCT